AATGAAGCATTAAAAACTCACCTAGAGTCTTCTTCTTCTGTAAGGTTACAGTCCCTTGTTTTGGCTGAGTGGAATATGAATATGCCAGACAATTTTTATAAAATTGGAAACTACCGATATAGACCAACAGATGCCACTTCAATATTTAAAACAATTCCAAACACCTTTGATCAATTAGACTCAGCAGGATACTTTACTGGAGCAACAGATGCAGATGTTGTAATTGACGGAGGATTTACCAATCTGGGTATTCCACAAACCTTTACATCTACTAAACAAAAGATGAACATGATATATTCTTTGGAAGATTGTTTGAAACCTTTTAGACCACGATCTGGAATTAACAAAACCTTATTTTTTAATAATAGATTTATTGCTAACAGTGGAAGTCGTTTAGCCGAACGACCACGCTACTACATGGCATCAAGATATGATCAGTTTAAGTATTGGACTTCTTATAGAACTGAAGCAGGAACTGAGTATGGTATTGCTAAGAATAAACAAGGAAGTCTTTTTTATATTAATGATGCTGCACCATTTGTTGTATATAAAGAAAAAGTTCCAGCAAATAGGCTTGTTGTTAAGATGCAGACAAATGTTGGCTCTGCAGATCTGGGTCCATTTACGGTAGCAACAAAATCTATTAGTGATCCCCTTTATGGAAATGCTAATAAGACTACGCCTCTGAGATGGAAAGTACAGTATCTAGATAACAACAATTGGGTGGATGCAATTTCTTTTAATGAGAACTCTGTAAGAAGTAATGGTAATCCCATTATTGGAGAAGATGGATATGTAGAACTTCAGTATGGGCTTAATGTTCCATCAGAATACAAGGATAGTTTTATTTTTGCAGGAACCCTAAACTCAGTTAACCTACTTCCAGAAAGTTCAATAAATGGATATGCTTACCTGGTAGTAGCCGATGATGGAACTCGTGGCACCTTTCATATCTGGAGTTCTTTAGGTTCAGAATATAAAACATTTGTACCTTCGTATAATTGGAAGGTATCAGAAGATATTGTCAATAATGAAACAAATACTATTACTGATCTAACATCCCCACTTTACTTTAATAATGAATCAGATCAAACTAAAGTTTATAGAGAGTTTCAATACATTAGAGGTATAAGAATTATTGCTGAGACTATGAACAAGTTTGACTCTACCTTTGACCTTATTGAAATGTCACCCAGACTTGTTGCAGATATTTCTGACAAAACTATTGATTTTAAAATAACAAAGTCTTTGTCTGACATAGGAAATACTTCTTTACCTGTAGGACAACTGTTAGCATCTAATGGAACGCTAAGTATTTTTGATGAGGATCAAGCATTTAATGAAAATAATACCAACAGTATTGTTTCTAAATATAATGGTAGAAATATAAAGTTTAATTTTTATGAAAAAATTATTAACGTACAAGGGTTTGATTATTATGTACCAATTAAAACTTTGTACTCAGAGGGTTTTCCTCAGGCAGATGTAACTGGCGCAACTTTATCTCTTGACCTAAGAGATCTTTTTTTCTTTCTAGAATCAATGCCCGCACCTAGACTACTAACAACTCAAACATCTTTAAGTTATGCGATATCCACTTTGCTTGATTATATAGGATTTACCAACTATACTTTTAAAAGAGTTGCTAATGAATCAGATCCTATCATCCCATATTTTTTTGTTGCTCCCGATCAAAATGTTGCAGAGGTTTTAAATCAGTTAGCAATAGCAACACAAAGTTCTATGTTCTTTGATGAGTATAATAATTTTGTAGTAATGAGCAAAGACTATATGATGCCAGGACAAACACAAAGAGCAACAGACTTTGTTCTTTCTGGATCAAATAATCAAACTGATACAGGAGTTAAAGAAAATGTAAGTTCTGGCAATCTGCCAAACATCATATCTATTGCTTCTGAAGATAAAAAAATATTTAATGATGGAAAAATTACATATACAACAAGATATATTCAAAGATCTTACGGATCAATTCGTCAAGCAAGCATGGTTGATGAAGAAAAGACATGGATATACAAACCAGTATTGCTTTGGGAAGTTTCGGGAACCGAAGAATTAAAGACTATTAATGAGGTTGCATCTCAACAAGGAAAGTATGTCTTGGGTGCTATGCCAATTAACTCAAATGTTCCTAACACTCCACCAACTGTTGTTAACAATCTATTATCTGATAACATTATAGATCTTGGAGAAAATGTTTATTGGCTTACTAGATACGCTGGGTACCTATATTCTAATGGAGAAGTAATCAGATATGATGCAACACAGTTTAATATTACAGGTACAGGAAATGTATGGATTAGCGATAACCAAGAATATCAAAAGTATTTTGCATCACTACCATTTAATGGAAAGATTTATCCTACAGGATTAATTAGAATATATGCTGCTCCTTACTATGAAGTAGTTGGCGGTATAACAAGAATGAAGAACGGTGCTGTTTCTAGTCATGGAAGAGCACAGTTTGGTACTGCCATTACATCTCATACAGCAGGTATTGACGCATACTGGTCAAACAATGACAATGTTCGTGGATGCCTAATGCAGTCTGATTATCTTTTTACTAGCCAACTAAATCCAACTCTGCCCTCAACAGCAGTAGGTGCTGCTGGAGTTAGCAACTTAAATGCTAAAAAAACAACACGAAGTGGCATTATTAAAAACTTTTTATCAACCAAGTATTTAACTGAAACAGAAGTAAACAATTTATCATCTACAAAGTCAGGAACTATTCAATCTTCTGCCTTAGTAATGAACGGACCATCTTTTAAAACAACAGAAAATCCACTCGACTTAGTTTCATATGTTTATAAACCACTCAATAGCGCATACAAACATTTTGGAACAAGAATGCGTATTGTAGGAAAGATTGAAAATAATATTGTTAGAACACAAACTCCAGTAGGCAGTAGCACATACTATCAAACTATTGGAGCGCAAACAGATCAGAACATCAATATTGGTGGTGCATCTGGAGGACTTGCAGTTATGTTAAATCCAGAAACCAATAACGGATACTACTTTGAAATAATTGCATTGACTGAAGATAATCTTGAATCATATTTAAAATTAGATAAAAACAATACTCCAACTGCGTCAATTAATAATATTGTTTTTTATAAAGTAAAAAAGGATGCATCAAATGATAACGCTATTCCAATTAAACTTTGGGGTGGTCTTGGAAAGATTCTTGTTGATGATGGAAGATTTACTGGTCAATATAGAATGGCATCAGAAGAAAATCCAACAGTGTATGATCTATCTGTTGAATATCAAGATATTGGTAAGACTAGAAGATTCTATCTGTATATAAATAATAAGTTAATTAAAGTTGTAGATGATACTGATCCACTTCCAGTTTATAACAACATGGCTTTATTTACTCGTGGATCATCAAGACTTATGTTTGAAAATATCTATGCCCTATCTGAAAACTATTCTCAAAATACAGTCTTCAATGTAGCAAAACCACTTACCCAAATTTTTGGGGATGATCAAATAGATGCTAACGAATCATTTAGAAAGTATGCAATAAGTGGAGCAATTCAATCGACCTATCTCTCTGGGATTAGTGCTCAACAGCCACCCAAGTATAATATTTACTTTGAAGAGTTTGGTACCATTATGAGAGAATGTGCCTACTTTGATATTAGGTATGATAGGGCATACCCTGCCTTGTATGCACAAATGTCTCCAACCTTTAATAGAATTAAGGGCTACACAACTTCAGGATTTTATTCAGACTCCTATGGTGCAGAGTTTATGATCTTTAACGCTACAGATAAGGCATTGGTCCTTGATGAAACCTCAGGAAACTATCTTAGAATACAAGGTGTAACCTTTACACAGGATACAACTCAAGAACTTTCTGTAGACCAGTTCTTTAAAAAGCGCAGTAGTTTCTCTGATCCAGAACTTAAGGGCAGCACTGTCTTAGTTTCTCCACTTGTTGAAAATGTAAAATACGACAATATTAAACAAAGCAGAATCATATATGGAACAAATGAATTTAGCATTGATAGTTTATATATTCAGACACAAGATGCTGCAGAATCTTTGATGGGTTGGATTATTAATAAGTTGATGGTTCCTAAAAAATCTGTTGGGGTTGAAATATTTAGCATTCCAACTTTGCAACTTGGTGATATTGTAACTATTAACTATAAAAATAATGATGGCCTAGATTTGGTATCTTCTAGTTCAACTAGGTTTGTTATTTATAACATTGAATATAGCAGAAATTTATCAGGACCATCAATGAAGATCTATATGAGTGAGGTATAAAATGGCTAAAAGTCTTGGCTTTGCAACTCAGGCAGATGGAAATCTGTACGAACTATTTGATGATGGAACTAAAGTTTTAAAAGAAGCAGGCTATCAAAAAAGAATAGACACAGTGGTAAACGCAATGATTGCTGCAAATGCTCCATCTACGGTATCACCAAGCCCACCAAGCCCACAGATAGTTCCTGGCATATATTCCACAGCAAGCCAATCGGCAGTTAAAACTGCAACCCCAGACATAGTACTATTTGATGATGACCTAGTTCCTATTGAAATAATGACTGATCTAATCTTTGAAGATATTGGCGGGCAAGAACTAATTAATATTGCTAGAAGAGATACTATCAATGGCCAAAAAATATCATATCAACCAATTAAAAATATGTCAGATATTGAACAAAGATATAATTCTAATAATTTAATTAGTCTTCAAGCAACTTCTGATCAATATTTTGCTAACTTTCAAATTCAGTTAAAAGATAAAACGCCAAATGCTGGTACTGGGCCTAACCAAACCTATGTTTATTTAACTACTGATACTAACGATTTGGTTATTGAGACCATTAATCTTGTGGGGGATGAACAAGTAGAAGTCCAAATAGCAACAGATGGTACAATATATGAGGCGGTTTTATAATGATAACTAATACTGGAAAATCAATCTTAGGCAAATACTTACTGGGCCAAGCCCCAGCGTATGCCTCATACCTGGCTGTAGGCTGTGGCAAGACACCTTTAGACACAGGAGACTTACAGGGAGACTATTCTGCCCAAACTAGCCTAGACTTCGAAATGTTTAGAGTTCCAATATCTTCTAGAGGTTTTATTAATGAACTGGGAACTAATAAAATTGTTTTTACCGCAGAACTTCCAACGGAAGAAAGATATGAAATATCTGAAGTAGGAATATATTCTGCTGGCTTTAACCCTTCTGCAGGACAGTATGACAGTAAAACAATCTTTGGATTTGCTGAAAATGATAACTGGAACAGACATACATCAAGTGCAGTTTCTGCTATTGCTTCGATTACTGCACCACTTGATGATCCAGAAGACGATAACATAATTGCAACTAACTTATCAGTATTTAAAACAAACGCCGACAACTTAGTATTTTACAAGCCTGCTCGTGCAGCAAGATATGAAAGATGTAGATTCTTGAATAATATTATAGTTATTCGTGGCGATGAGGCTGACATAACTCTTAGCGAAGATAGTGGGCCAACACAAGATCACTTTGTTATTGGAGCAGGATCTAACCATATACATTTAGAAGGTGTCAATATTGACTTATCTGAAAATGCACCAACAGATGAATTACGATTAGCCTTTTCTTTAATTAGTAAGAATGGTGATTCGGCTGGAGTCCCAGAAACAGTTAGAGTCCTTGTAGATTTTGCATCTTCTGATGTTGGGTCAGGAGAATATGCAAGGTTTGAAGCAGAACTTGTTGATGGTATAGGCGGAATTGATTTTGCTACAAATAGATATTTTGTTGTATCTAAACAAAAACAAGATCTATACACTAGTGCTAACTTTACATGGGATGCTGTAAATGTTGTTAAAATTTATGTATCTATTTTAGATGATGCCAGTGGTCCAACTCCAACTCCATCAGATCAATACTATATTGGTTTGGATGCAATGAGATTAGAAAATGTTGCAACTACAAACCCACTATATGGGCTAGTCGGTTATTCAGTTATACAAACCCCCGATGCTGAAACAGTTATTAAATCTTCTAACACAAGCAACTATATTGAGTTTAGATTCTCTATAGGAGTAACTTCTGGAATGGAATCTTAGTGGCTGAAGTAATTAAAAAAGTTATCATAAAGAATAAAAATTTACCTTCAGTTACTTTTGATGACAACTCTTTGTTTTATTCTGTTAGATATAGAATAATCTCTGAAGATAAAAACAGAACTTCTCAATGGTCGCCAGTATATAAACTAGAAGCACCCACAACAACTAGTGCTGGCCTTCCATATGATGGCGCAGTTACCCCTGAAAGATTTCATATTAATGTTGTTGGCAACACCATAAATGCCGTATGGTCATTTAAACCAACAGCACAAAATCCTACAAATCTAGAAAAGATATTTGCAGAAACATCCGTTTTTGATGTTTGGACACGATGGAATCCAAACGCTACACCAAGTAATACTGGTTG